TGGATAGACTCTGGTCCGTGCGAACCCGACACGGACACGGCCTGTGACGTGAATCTCTGGTCTCCAAACTGGAAGCACATCACACCGGTCCAGAGGGACGACATCGCGCCTCTTCGCATCATGTCCTTTGATATTGAGTGTTTCTCCTCGACGGGGGCCTTTCCGAACGCACAGAACCCTGCAGATGTCGTGTTCCAGATTGGAATGACGACCAAGGAGTTTGGGCGGGGCGACGAATCTACGATTCGCCGCTGTCTGTGCCTCAAGCAGACGAGTGGTCCTGACGTCGAGTCCTTCGAGACGGAAAAGGATCTCTTGAAGAGGTTCCAAGAGTACTTGATTCAGACGGACCCGGACATTATTACGGGCTGGAACATCTTCGGGTTTGACCTCGAGTACATTCTGGTTCGTTCGACGATCCATCACAAGCTCACACCGACGTGGGGTCGGGTCAAAGGTGCCGTGTCCGAATTGACGATCAAAAATCTGAGCTCGAGTGCTCTTGGCAACAACGAACTCAAGATGGTACCCATGGTTGGCCGGTACGTCTTTGACTTGTTCCAGGATGTGAAGCGCGAACACAAGCTCGAGTCGTACTCTCTGAACAACGTGTCGAAACGGTTTCTGAGCGATGCTCAGAAACTCGACATGCCTGTCAAGGAGATTTTCGGGCGGTACGCAGAGGGGGACCCCGACCGCCTCGGTGAGGTTGCCGCGTACTGTATACAGGATACGGTCTTGCCTCACAAGCTCATGGACAAGTTGTGCCAGATCCAGAACGTCATGGAGATGGCCAAGGCGTGTTGGGTTCCGCTCTCGTTTCTGAGTGAGCGTGGTCAGCAAATCAAGGTCTTTAGCCAAATGGCCTACAAGGCTCGGGAACTCGGGTTTATCATTCCGACGTTTCGGAGGGGGCCGGGGGGTCCAGATGGTGCCGCGGAGGATGGATACCAAGGTGCGACCGTGCTCGAGGCCCAAACGGGTGCGTACTACGGCCCCATTACGGCCCTGGACTTTGCGTCCCTGTACCCGTCCATCATGTGTGCACATAACCTGTGTTACTCGACCCTTGTGATGGATCCAAAGTATGACAACTTACCAGGCGTCGAGTACGAGCAGTTTGGACCGCACAAGTTTGCTCAAGGGGTCACTTCCCTCCTCCCCACCATCCTTACGGACCTCAAGGCGTACCGCAAAAAGGCCAAGAAGCTGATGACCCAACACGAGGGCACACCGATGGAGGCGGTCTACAACGGTCAACAGCTCGCGTACAAAGTGTCTATGAACTCCATCTACGGGTTCTGTGGAGCCTCCAAAGGTATCTTGCCTCTAGTCGCCATCGCAAGCACCGTCACCATGCGCGGTCGTCAAATGATCGAAGAGACGAAGAATTACGTCGAGGCCAACTTTCCTGGCGCGAAAGTGCGGTACGGGGACACTGATTCAGTGATGGTCGAGTTTGACGTTCAGGGACGCAAGGGCCAAGAGGCTATCGACTACTCGTGGAAGCTGGGCGAACAGGCTGCCGAACAGTGTACGAAGCTGTTCAAGGCGCCAAACGACCTCGAGCTTGAGAAGGTCTATTGCCCGTACTTTCTGTACTCGAAGAAACGGTACGCGGCAAAGATGTGGGAAGGGGGTCGTTCGCCAGACGGCACCCTCGTCGTCAAGTTCAAAAAAATCGATGTCAAGGGTCTCCAAGTGGTCCGACGCGATTCGTGTGCCTTTGTGCGTGAGACGCTCAAGGCGCTCTTGGGACAGATTCTCGAGTCGAGTGACCCAAGACCGGTCATCGAGGCGGCGCGGGCCGCGGCCCAGACGCTTTTGAGTGGCAAGGTGCCCATGGAAAAGCTCTTGATGAGCAAGCAGCTTGCGGCCGAGTACAAGGTGGCCCAGCCACACGTTGCCGTCCGTGACAAGATCCGAAAGCGTGCGCCCGGGTCTGAGCCCCAACAAGGCGACCGCGTACCCTTCGTCATCGTGACAGGTCCGGGTAAGATGTGTGAAAAGGCCGAAGACCCTGAATGGGTCCGGGACCACAAGGTCTCTCTGGATTACCAGTACTACTTCACAAACCAGTTCAAAAAGCCCGTCCAGGACTTGCTCGAGCCACTCATGGACCCCGATTCTATTTTTGACAAAAGGGAACTAACCAAGGCTGGAAGTACCGGTGAGCTCGAGGCCCGCAAGGCGTTCTTGGCCCGCTTTGGGGCGGCAGTTAAAACAAAAGAGACATAATAGCAGTATGGAGAATGAGATACTCAACCTCATAGAAGAGGAGATACGACGACGAGTCCAGTTGCAAATAACAACGATACTCGAGGTTGTTTCGCGCCTCTATGAAATTCCTCTCGAGCGCCTCGTGAAGGACACGTCAGGTATCGAGTGCAAATTTTGTAAAGGAATTCTGAGGAGTAAAAAGAGGTGCCTCAAGGAGCCCCGTGAGAATGGGTACTGCGGCTTTCACCAGAAGCAGGCTCCTGGTTTCAAACCAGAAACTGAACGGCCTCCGGACATTGAAAAAGCGCCTTGGGAAGCTTAGAGACGTGACTTTTACATATGGTAATGGCCAAGTCCCAGGTTCTCCTCGAAAGCCTCGAGCGGTTCTATTCCGAACCCGAGAATCGCGAGCAGCTTCATGACATTCTTGGAAAGACGGTGACCAAGGCGACGCCCTCTCTGCGCAAGCTCGAGTGGTTCGTCACCAATTACGCCAAGGCGAAGCACGTCACGTACACCGCACCGAACGGAAAGATGTTCACGGTCCACGTGGCATACAAGTCGAGCCTCGACGGGTACTCGAAGAAGCTCTTCGACCCCTTTTGTCGTACGGCCCGCATCGAGTTTCAGGGTCTCACGACGACCGTGGCCCAACTCAACTTCATTCGATGGTGCATATCCAATGGCATCATCGAGTATCTTAAGAAAACGCCAACCGAGCAAACCCCTTGTCAAATTCAAGAACAGAATATCCATAGTAAAACAGGTACAGGTTGTACCCCTGAGATATCTGTCCAGCATATGAAGGGTTGAATGTGAGCGTAAGGGACGTTGTTTGAGAATTTAACTTTGAAAAATTGAGGAAACCCCCCTGATTGTACTCGGCCGGAGTCAACCCGAACGAGTACGTATAGATGTTTCTAGAAGGGACCGAGAGTCCATGTTCAAGAGGCTGCTTGAAGGCGTAGTACAGAGACCCTTGGAACGTGCTCAGAATGTCAACGTTATTCAGGGTGATCTTGGCGGTGCTGATGGGGTCGACGAAACTGGTCGGCGTGTTATTGGCCGACGGGAAGTTGACGATGACGCCCGTCTTTATGTAGTTGGTCGTGTACCCGTAGTCGTACCTCTGATTATAGTACGTGCCGTCGGGCCGGCCGAGCGTCGCCACGTTCGAACTCACGACAGACTCGTAGTTGCGGTTCCGAAAGAACCAGAAGATGCTCTGGACCGGAAAGCTTGCCGAGAGCTGGATGCTCGTCTGGTTCACAGTCCCTTGAACGATCTGGGCCGTGCTCGCCGAAAAGATGCCCGAGACCCCGCTCGCCCCAAAGGCCACGGGCGACTCTTTTTTGACCCGGTTCACAATGTATCGCAGAGGCGTGTTCTGGTAATAGAGCTTTTCTGAATTTTCAAGCAAAATCTCCTCTGTCAAAAGCACCGGGTTCACAAAGTCGAACGTCGAAGGGCTGCTCGACCACCACGCACTCGGGTGGAAGGTGAATCGAATGTAGAGCTTCTGGTTCCACATGGCACACATGGGGAAGAAGGGCTTGCGGAGCTTTTCACGCTCTTTATTCGCATGGGAGTGTCGCCGACAAAAGAAAAACTCAAGAGGACACACGACGTTGAAGTTGGACGCGCCTGTGATGCTCGAGTTGTACCCTCCCACGATGTTGTACATACCGAGCTGCTCATCGGCATCGAGAAACTCCTGGTCTCGGATGATGTACCAGTCGTCATACAAGGTCTCTATGACCGTCTCATTGACCATAAAGTCCACTTGCTTGATGAGTGCCCGGCCGATGTTCTCGTTGATGGAATAATTTGAGGCTGGAATAGTGCACAAGAAATACATGTTCGAAATGAGATGACCCACCTCCGTTGGCAAGAGCTCGATGGTGTACGTCTGACCCTGGTACGAAGGCACGGGCGGAGGGAACGACGTGACGCGCTGATACATCACAAAGTTGGTGTGCTGCTTGTACGTGTTGTTCCATCCTGACTTGGCAAAGTTGGTCGACATGAGATGGCGGTTTTGGGGTCCCACGGCGTACAGGGACAGCACGGACCCCGAACTGAACCCCTGGTTCTTTATGTCTATGAACCCTTCCTCGGCCTTTTGCTGGTCCGTAATCTCCGTGCCCAGGTCCCGCAAAGGGATGTACGTCTTTCCGCCCTGAATTTTAGGATTGATTTCTATCGGCTTGCGCTTCTCAAGCTCGCTCGTGTAGAACCGGGCCGGTGTAAAGTCCGTGGAGTACTTGGGCTCGACCACCATCGTCGGGGCACCCCGAATAAAGATGGGGACTTCGGTGTTTGCCGGAACGGGTCCGTCTACGGGCCCAAGACGGGCCAGGGACCCCTCGAGCGACTCAATCTTGCACGCGCCTATGGTCGGGAGACCGAGGACGTACCACCCGACCGCCGTCCCTTCGGGGGGAGGTGCCGTGAAGTTGATCTGGGGCACGTGATTCTGAACGGAATAGTTCCCATACACTGGACCGGACCTTTGCGGTGTAGGCACGGGAACCTGGTTCGGGGGGTACAGCTGTGCACCCGTCGCGTGGCGCGTACCCTCGATGAACTGCTCCGTGTCCGACTGGAGCGTAAACTTCCAGTTGTACTCTTCACTGGTCAGAGACGTCACCTGGGCCTTGCCAGGTGTGTTGGCCGACCCGGTGATGTGGATAGTCCCCACGATCCCGTAGAAGCCGATACCGGTCCACCCGGGACCCACCTCGAACCCCGGCCAGGGTGTCGTCGCGTAAAAGGTCACCTCCGTAGGCCCAGACACCTTGAAAAACCCGTTGACTTCGACAGGCTGATACACCGGTGGTGGTGCGGCCGGTGCAGGCGCTGGCGCGGGCGGGCTCTGGACTTGCTTCTGGACCGCCCGAGCGTGCTTCATCACACGGGTCCCACCGAGCAAAGGGATAATCTTGTTTTGAATACTTCGCTCCAAGTCAAGGATGTGCGATTTGTTGAGCGCGTCGATAAAGTTCTTTTGCTCGTACCTCTCGAACTTTATAACGTTTGAATCCTTGAGAGCCGCCTTGAAATCCGGAGGGACCGGATCTTTTTGGAGCGGTACAAACTCCGCCATTCTACAGTTCACGCAGATTATTCTTCCACAGTTGAACCACACTCGTCGCCTTGAGCGCGTCACGATCCGTCGTGCGTTTCGCCACGAGAGCCACGAGCTTGTCCACCTCCTCTTTCGTGTACTGGTACGTCTTGATGTCCAGAAGCTTCGGCCAGATGGCCTCGGCGTACTTGTCCCGTCGGAGCTGCTCGTGTATCTGACTCAGCGGCACGTTCAGAACCTTGAGGGACCCGTGGATCACCCCCGTGGTGAACCTGGCCTTTTCACTGAGCCACTCAATTTCCTTATCAAATTCCTTGAGGAGCCAAGCCTTGCGCTTCTTGTAGACCCCGAGCCGGATCTCCACGTAGTCGACCAAAATCTCCTCGGGACTATTGTACTTTTTCACCGCGCCGTTCCCTGCGATCAGGTACATGTTGCTCGTGTGGATCGTCTTGATGAGTCCGAGCTCCTTGGGGGCGGTATCGAGCGTGAAGGTGGCGCCCCAGATGTGAAAGTCTGGTTGGGTCTCCGTCGAGTGGTTCTCGTACTTTTGGATGGTTCCCTTTTCGACCAAGTCGTCCAAGTGTTCCTTGAAGTCCTGGATCCACTTGCCCGGTGGGAGTTCAGTCACATGGTACCGAGACCCTTCGCCAAACACAAGACCCTCGAGCATCCACGTATGGTCCTTCGTCTTGGTCACCTTGCCCTTGAACCCCTTGAAGTGTGGGACCATCGGAACGGTCGGGACTTGGTTCAGAATACACTCTATGTTGTGCTTGATAATCTCCACGTCATACGGAGGGACGTAACAGCTGAAACCGGTCCCGATACCCTCGGCGCCGTTCACGAGAATCGTGGGAATGACCGGTGCATAATACTCGGGCTCAACCTGCTGGCCGTCATCCACCACGTACTTGAGGACTGGAGCATCCGTCGGGTCAAAGATGCGCTTTGTCAACGGGCTCAGACGCGTGAAGATGTACCTGGGACTGGCGGCATCCTTGCCACCTGCGAGGCGCGTCCCAAACTGTCCGCTCGGCTCCAAAAGGTTCAGGTTGTTTGCCCCGACGAAATTTTGGGCTAAATTGATGATTGTTCCTTGGAGGCTCGCCTCGCCGTGGTGGTACGCCGTTTGTTCGGCCACGTACCCCGCCAACTGCGCCACTTTCATGTCTTGCGTCAGACCCTTCTTGAGACATGCAAAGATGACCTTGCGTTGACTCGGCTTGAGACCGTCTGCGACGTGTGGGATGCTTCGCTTGATATCCTCGGCACTAAAGTTGGCAAGGTCGCGGTGCACAAAGTCCGTGACTGTGAGCTTGTCCACTTGGCCATAGGGTACACCCGGTGGTGGTGCCGCCATGTGCTTCGTGAGCCACTCCTTGCGGTCGTCCGTCAGAGCCTTGGCAAACGCAAGCATCATAGACTCTGTCATTTTTGGATCAGAATTGAAGGCGACCGTCAACCGATCAATCTGCTTGAAGTATTCCTTGGCTTCAGCACTCGTCGAAGTTCCGAGACCCTTGTAGTACTTCACCCCAGACGGCGGAGCCGACTGTTGTGCAGTCCTGAACTCCTCCTCCGTAAAATACCACGTCTTGCCCGCCTTGATCACAGGTGTCACCATACTCACGACAAACCCCAACTCAATGAGTTTCGGCCAATACACGTGGAACATGTTCAGGACCAGGCCCTTGATGTGACTTCCGTCCAAGTCTGCGTCAGTCATAATCATGAGTCGACCATAGCGCAATTCTCTTACAGAATTGTAGACTTTGCCATGTTGGAGACCAAGGATCTTCTTCAGATTACTGAACTCCTCGTTTTCAGTCACTTGCTTTACCGAAGCGTCCCGCACATTGCGAGGCTTTCCCCGGAGTGGAAACACGCCGAAGCGGTCTCGGCCTACAACGCTCAGACCGGCAATGGCCAGAGCCTTCGCCGAGTCACCCTCCGTGATGATAAGCGTGCACTGCGAACTGCGGGGACCGCCGGCCCAGTTGGCGTCGTCCAGTTTTGGGATACCCGTAATCCGAGACTTCTTGGATCCATCTGTCTTCTTGAGATCCTTGTCCAGTTTGGCCTGACCCAGTGCGATGAGGTCAGTCAAGACACCGGTGGCGAGAACATCCTTGACGAATTTTGGTGGAAAATTGGGAGCATCGGAAATTTTTGATGTACACTCCGCCTTGGTCTGACTACTGAATGTCGGGTTCACGATGACTGCTCGCACAAAGACAAAGAGGGACGCCTTGATTTGTGCCGGCTTCAAAGTCGAACACCTCTTGTCCTTTTGGATCTCGCTCACGAGGGCACTGACCACCTTGTCCACATGGGACCCACCCTTGGTCGTCGCGATACCG